AATTTCAGATGTAGTTTATTTTCAGAAAAAATTATATAAGTCTTTGAATGTTCCTATATCAAGAATGGAATCAGAAAACGGATTTAATATTGGTAAGGCGGCTGAGATTACAAGAGATGAATTGAAGTTTACTAAATTTATTCAAAGATTAAGAAAGAGATTTACTCAAGTCTTTCAAGATATACTTAAAACTCAATTGGTTTTAAAAGGTATTATTACAATTGAAGATTGGCAAAAGATTAAAGAACATATACAATATGATTATTTAAAAGATGGATACTTTGCAGAACTTAAAAATGCAGAAATGCTAAGAGAAAGATTAAGTCTTGCAAATGAAGTTAGTCCTTACATTGGTAAGTTCTATTCAGTTGAATATGTAAGAAAATATGTTCTTAGACAAAGTGATGAAGATATCATTGAAATTGATAATCAAATTGCTGATGAAATTAGTAAAGGAGTTATTGCACATCCAGAAGGCGAAAGTATGGAAGATGATGATAGTTCTGATATAAATATAGATAATATAGGAGATGAATAATTATGTCAAATGATAATGTAGAAAAAATGGTTGATTCACTTGCAGACGGCGATAACATTGCTGCTCAAGACGCATTTAAAAATGCTCTTTCTGATAAGATTGGTCAAGCATTAGATGATAAGAGAGTTGATGTTGCTAAAGATTGGTTAAATGCTGCTGATGAATTAGAAGGAATAAAAGATGCTTCTGGTTTAGATGATATTGCAGAACCTGTTGAAATAGATTCAGAAGAGGAAGAAAATGAGCAACCTGCAGTTTCAGAAGTTTAAAACTAAACTACAAGAACGCAGATACATAGGTCCTGAAGGAACTAAGGAGTATAGAAATCTATCTCCTAAAATGAGGGTGGCAATCAGAGATGTTTATGCTATGATTGATAAGGCGCCTGATCCTATTATAAGTAAAATTGATAGTATCATTAATACTGTCGCAAAAAAACATAGTGTCAAAGTTGATGATATAGAAAATTACTTCGACAATGAACTAATAAAGTAAGGAAATAAAAAATGGCTGTAGCTACAAGAACATTAAAAGATACAGTTGTTGCTGATGGTGCTAATGGTGGTCTCGTAACCGTTATGGCAACCATGAATGACAACACAACTGCTAACACTTTAATTTTAGACGCAAGTGGTTTATCTGGACACGCTAACGGTGCTAAACTATCTATTAGAAGAGCATGGTGGGCATTAGTACAAGGTACTGCTGATGATAATACAGGTTGGGTAGGCATTGAATTTAAAGGTGCTTCTGCTGATACTGTAGCAATCAATCTTGCAGGTACAGGTCACTATGACGGTACTGCTGGTCCTATACCTAATAACGCAACCAATACAGGTGCAACTTCTGGAGACATTGAGTTAAGTGCTTATGGTGTTTCAGGGTATGTTATTCTTGAATTAAGAAAAGACACTACATTTACTGCATAGTGATTTCTTATGACAATAACAAACACAACAGTTGTTGATACTGATAGTAAAACGATAATTAAATCTATCGGTATCAAAAACGAAGTTGACCAGATTATGGTAGACGCTGAAAAATTAACTGGCGGTAATAATCAATCTAAAGTAAGTCTGATTGAATGTTATTATCAAATACAAGGCACAGGTACTTTAAGTATTAGTGCTGATGGTGAAGAAAATGATTTATCTCTTACTGGTAGAGGTAAGTATGGGTTAAGACCAGATCAATTAAAGTTTGGTAATGACGCAAAAATAAAACTAACAACTGACTCAAATGTAGAGAGTTATTTGTTAATAACTGAATTTAGAAGGAATTAATAATGGCTGATACGGTTACAAGTCAAACGATAGTAGACACATCTGGTACAAAAACCGTGATGAAGTTTACTAATCTTAGTGATGGTTCTGGTGAAACACTGGTAACTAAAATGGATGCAAGTGCATTAACTCATATGACTGAGGATGCAACCAAGAAGATAAGTAAAATTTGGTGGACTTGCAATACAAACTCTGGTAATGGTGGAGTTGAAGTAATTTGGGCAGGTAGTGGGACGAGTGGCGCAAACGCAACTGCATTATTTTTAAGTGGCGAAGGATATTGGGATTTACATACTGCAGGTAATGGTATTGGTAACAATGCAACACTAGAAGCAAGTACAAGTCCTGCAGGTGACATTTTGTTTAGTACAAAAAACTTTACTCAAAATGATAGTTATACAATTATAATAGAAGTGAGATAATGAGTAAAACTAAAAAGAATCATTCTCGAGCAATACTAGAGAGAATAGTAGGAACAAAACGAAAAACTGAACTAGCTGAAAGATTTAAAGACGCATTTGCTGAAAAGTATAATGTAAAAAGAGAAGAAATTAAACAAGGCATAGTAGATAAAGTTTACAACAAAGAAAAGGTGGAGAGATGAAATTAATCACAGAAACTATTGAAGATATAGAAGTATTGACAGAGGCAACCACTAACGGTGGTAAATCTTATAAGATACGAGGTGTCTTTATGCAGGCTGATATTAAGAACCGTAACGGTCGAGTTTATCCAGTCGAAACTCTTGCAAAAGAAGTCAAGAGATATACAAACGAATTCATTAATAAGAAACGAGCATTTGGCGAACTAGGACATCCAGACGGACCAACAGTAAACCTTGAGCGTGTTTCTCATATGATAACAAGTCTTAAACCAGAAGGTAAAAACTTTGTAGGTGAGGCGAAAATTATGGATACACCATATGGTAAAATCGTTAAGAACTTAATTGACGAGGGTGCTCAACTTGGTGTTTCATCAAGAGGTATGGGTTCTATTCAACAATCACAAGGAAAAAATATTGTTGGTAGGGACTTTTATCTTGCAACTGCTGCTGATATCGTTGCAGACCCTAGTGCACCAGATGCTTTCGTAGAAGGTATCATGGAAGGCAAAGAGTGGGTATGGGACAACGGAATGCTAAAAAGTAGATCAGTTGAAGCATATAAAGAAGAAATTGAACGAACTAAACGCCACGAATTGGCAGAAGTGAAGTCAAAAATATTTGCAGATTTTATATCAAAAATATAAACCTACGCAGCTCTATTAATAAAAATAGGGACGAAAATGGTAAATGTTATAAATAATAGTAAATAAAAATTAATTAATTTTTAATATCAAGGAGAGACCGAATGTCTGAAACCGAAATGAAACAAGAAGTAGAATTAGAAGAAAACATCATAACTAAAGATGCTGTTGCTTCTGAGCCTACTCACCTTAAAAATGATGCTGAAGATTTAGGTGCACCAGTTGTTAAACCAACTGACACTAATCCTGACGGATCTAAAAAGGTAAAAAAAGTTAAGGATCAGGTTAATAAAGACGAGAACGATGGTTCTTTACCGAACGATCTAAAACCGTCATCTGTTAAAGAAGAAGAAGTTGAAGTTGAAGGCGATGAAGTTATTGCTGAATCTGACGATTCTGACGAAACAGAAATTGATCTATCTGCTGATGTTAAGGCATTAGTTTCAGCTGACGCTGACCTATCTGAAGAATTTAAAGAGAAGGCTGCGACAATATTTGAAACTGCTGTTAAGACACGCATTAAGGAACAAACAAAGATTTTGGAATCCCAGTATGAAGATAAACTTTCAAAAGAAACTGATACAGTAAAAGAAGCTATGGTCGAAAAAGTTGACTCATATCTAAACTATGTTGTTGAAGAATGGATGAAAGAAAATGAATTAGCAGTTGAAAGAGGTATTCGTACTGAAATCGCTGAAGATTTTATTACTGGTCTTAAATCTTTATTCAAAGAACATTATATTGATGTTCCAGAAGAAAAATACAATGTACTAGACGATTTAACAAACCAAACTAAAGATTTGGAAGCTAAGTTAAATGAACAGATTGAAAAAAATGTTGATCTAACAAAAACAAATTCTCAATTTACAAGAGATAATCTTGTTGCTGAAGTATCTGCTGATTTAGCAGAAACTGAAAAAGAGAAATTTGTTTCTATGGCTGAGAATGTTGACTTCGATAGTGCTGAGAAATTTAAGGAAAAACTAGAAACTGTTAAAGAATCTTTTTTCCCTAAAATGAAATCAGAAATAGCAGAAAATTCTTCTGTTGATTCTGTGGCGGCGAATGTACCTAGTGATTTCACTAGTGGACAATCGGATGCTATGGCTGCATACACTGCCGCTATTACAAAAGACATTAAGTATGGTGAAACTAAGTAATCATATATTAATGGTGACTAAATTTTTAATAACTAAATAAAATAGGAGAGATAACAAAATGTATCTTACTGAAAATTTACAAGAAAAGTGGCAGCCAGTCTTAGAACATCCAGATTTGCCAAAAATCGGAGATTCTTACAAACGAGCTGTTACAACTGTAATTCTTGAGAACCAAGAAAAAGCAGTTAGAGAAGATAGAGGGTTTATGGCTGAGGCTGCCCCTGCTAATGCGACTGGTAGTTCTGTTGATAACTGGGATCCAGTATTAATATCACTAGTTCGTAGAGCAATGCCTAACTTAATCGCTTATGATGTATGTGGCGTTCAACCGATGACTGGTCCAACTGGACTAATCTTCGCTATGAAGTCAAGATTTGCAACACAAGGCGGTACTGAAGCATTATTTAACGAAGCGGATTCAGATTTTTCTGCTCGTGATGCTGCTGGTGGTTCTGGTTCTCCAGACGCACAAGCTGGTACAAACCCTGCTACACTAAACGATAGTCCTGCTGCTGGTACTTTTACCACTGGTTCTGGATTTACTACTGCACAAGCAGAAACACTAGGTGATGGTACTGATGAGTTTGCTGAAATGGCTTTCTCAATCGATAAAGTAACTGTTACTGCTAAATCACGTGCTCTAAAAGCTGAGTACACTATGGAACTTGCACAAGACTTAAAAGCAATCCATGGATTAGACGCAGAAACAGAACTTGCTAACATCTTATCAAGTGAAATTCTTGCAGAAATCAACCGTGAAGTAGTTAGAACTATTTACTCACACGCTAATAAAGGCGCTGAAGTAAATACTACAACTGCTGGTATTTTTGATCTTGACACAGACTCTAACGGTCGTTGGTCAGTTGAAAAATTCAAAGGTCTTCTTTTCCAACTGGAAAGAGATGCTAATGCGATTGGTCAAAAAACAAGAAGAGGTAAAGGTAATATCATCATAACTTCTGCTGATGTTGCTTCTGCTTTACAAATGGCTGGTGTATTAGATTATGCTCCTGCATTATCTTCTAACTTAAATGTTGATGATACTGGTAATACTTTTGCTGGTGTTCTAAACGGAAAATTCAAAGTATATGTTGATCCATATGCAGCGAACATTTCTGCTGATCAATACTACGTTGTAGGTTATAAAGGAACTAGTCCTTACGATTCAGGTCTGTTTTATTGCCCATATGTTCCACTACAAATGGTGAGAGCAGTTGGACAAGACAGCTTCCAACCTAAAATTGGTTTCAAAACTCGTTACGGAATGGTTCAAAATCCATTTGCAACGACAAACGGCTTAGGCGCAGTAGATAATTCTGGTGCGGTTGCTGCTGGAGATCAAAATATCTATTACAGACGAGTTAAAGTTACAAACATTATGTAATTTTACTTTAAGTAAAAGACTTTAAAAAGGGGGCTTTATGCCCCCTTTTTTTTATCTAAGGAACTCTTATAAATACTAGTATGACTGAAACAAATATTAACACTAGACAACCGATAATCATGGACTATGCAAGTCCT